CGCCTGATGATAGCCGTCCGTCCGCGTCTTGAAGTCGCCGCGCAGGAGGCCGTCGATCACGAACTCCGCGAAATAGACGCCGCGATCCTCCGGCGCGAGCAAGTCGTTCCAGATGCGGTGCTCCCAGCGCACGCACCGAGGACGGACGGAGTCCACGACATACTCGATGTTCTGGTTCTCGATGTTATTGTTCGTCGCCCGATCCAGTTGCTTGAGCTTGTGCACGGGGATGTTGAACATCCGCGCGACGTCGACGACGCCGAACCCTCGGCTCTCGATGAATTGCGCGTCGTTCGGCTCGATCGCCGTCGACGCCCACTTCATGCCTTCTTCGAGGATCATGCGCCGGTGCGCGTTCGTCAACCCTGCGTGCTCCTTGTCGAGCGCCGCCGTGAGCCGATTGTATGCCTTGTCCGAGAGCTTCCCAGGGTGTTCGAGCACGCCGCCGACGTGCGTCCCGTTCTTGAACAACCGCGCGGCGAACTCTTGCAGGGCGATATTCAAGCCGAGCGCCTCGCGTTGCAACGCGATCGGCGACATGCCTGTGATCCCGTTCGACGAGAGTCCGCGCAGGTGGAAGACTTGGAATTGCTGCAGCGTGACCGTCGGATCGCCTGGACGTACCGGACGCACCTCGTAGACGAGGCTCCGATCGGCGGCGCGCTTCACCTTCACGTAGTCGTTCGGGATCGGCCAGAGACCGACGATCAGGCCGTCCGAGGAGCGTTGAATCTCCGAGTATGCGTTGCCTCGGAGTTCGAGGAAGGCTTGCATCATCTCGCGCCACTCTGCGCTGGTCTGTTCCGTGTTCGGCTTGTAGTGGAGCAACGGGAAGAGGGGATGCTCGTCGGCCCTCTCCTTGCCGCCGTCCGGCAACCGCCGGTAGATATTGAGCGGGAGCGTGCCGATGGTCTCCGTGAGAATCCTCACGGCGTTGAACACGGCGGGAATCCCCATCGACGAGTTCATGTTGACATCGACGCCGGCGGAGGACGGCGCGCCGGAGATTTGCTGATCCATGAGCGAATCCAACTCCGAGAGCGTCATCATGCGCCGTTCGAGCATCCTGCGGACAAAGCCTCCCACGGTCAGCCTCCCTTCTTCTTCGGCGACGCCGGCAAGACGGCCAGGACTCCGAGCGCGAGGACGATCGTCCCGCCGACGATCAGGGCCCAGCCGATCCCGAAGACCACGTCGACGCCGAGCGCGATCGCAGCCGTCCCGACAAGAAGAAACCAGTCAGCGGTATCCAGTTCTGTCAAGAAGCGTTTCATACTGTGCGAATCCCTCGCTCTTCATAGATGCTCTCGCCCTGCTTCATGGCGCGATCGAGCGCCATGATCAGCGCGATGATCCCGTCGATCTTCTCGATCGACTTCTCGCGATCCGGCTTGATGTTCTTCGCCGCGTCCACCACGGTCATGACGTTGTCGGCCATCCAGCGGAGGACGGGGTGTCCGCCGTGCGCGATCCTTTTCTGCATGAGGAGGCGGAGGAGTTCCTTCGTCGGCGCGCTCATCGATGCGAAGCCTTGCCCGAATTGCACCATGAGGAAGCCGTCCTCTTGCAAGTCCGTCGAGAGGCCGGTCGCACCCCAGCGGTCGAAGGCGATCTCCTCGATCGGCGTCTCGTTCTGCAGTTCGTTGATCCGCTGGCGGATGAACTTGTAGTCGATCACGTCGCCAGGAGTGGTCTCGATCCAGCCGTCGCGCGCCCAGGCATCGTAGGGAACGCGATCGCGGAGGACGCGCGCGCGGATATTGTCCGCCGGAATCCACAGCGTCGGCTTGACGATATAGCGTCCGTTCTCGTCCTCCGGACGGAAGACGCGCACGAACGCTGCGATGTCCGTCGTCGACGCGAGATCGAGTCCAGCCGTGCACGACCGTCCCTTGACGTCTTCGTCGTCGGCGGAGAACGAGTTCCTATCCCAGAGACCGAACGGGAGCCACTTCGACTCGGCGCTCGTCCAGATGTTGAGGTAGAGCCGCCGGAATGTGTTTTGATAAGCCGGCTTTTCTTGCGCCTCCTTGCACTCTTGCACGAGAAAATCTTCCTTGATCGAGACGCCGAAGTTCGGGTTCGCCTTCCGCCACGTCGCCGGCTTCGTCCAGTCGTCCTTCTCTGAGGCTGCATAGATCACGGCGAGGAACGAGTCGTCCTTGATCACGCCTCGGAGAATCTTGTCCGCGTAGTCGTGCTGCTCGTAGCAGACGCTCTTCCGATCATACCCCGCCGTCGTGAAATAGCAGTGGAGCGGTTGCCGGCGCGCGGCTCCCGCGCCCTTCAACGTGTCGAAGAGGTCGCGGTTCGGTTGCGTGTGGAGTTCGTCGAAGTTCACCATGTGCGCGTTGAGTCCGTGCTTCGTCTTGACGTCCGAGCTGAGGACGCGGTAGAAACTCCGCGACTCAGGAATCGTGATCTGTTTGCGATGCGTGACCGAGCGCCGGCGCAACTCCTCATCGTTCTCGACCATGAATTTTGCGACGTCGAAGATGATCCCAGCTTGCTCGCGATCGCTCGCCGCCGAGTAGACCTCCGCCGACGGCTCGTCGTCGGTGAACAAGCACGTGATGCCGAGCCCTGCAGCGAGCGTCGACTTGCCGTTCTTCTTCGGGATTTCACAATAGAGCGTCCGGTAGCGTCGCAATCCGTCGGGACGTTTCCAGCCGAACAATGGACGGACGATGTCGCGCTCTTGCCACGGCTCAAGGATAAGCGCCTGCCCAGCCTTCTCGCCCTTGACATGGGTGAGGCACTCGCGGAAAAACTCCACGGCGAGATCGGCGGCATCGTGGTCGAACCAGTAGCCACGCGTTTTGTCCTGCGTTGCACTACGAGCCGGTTCCGGCGGAGCGGAAGAAACGGCTCTTGTCTTTCGCTTGCCCACCCTGTGCTCCCGTGTCCGACGTCGCGATCCGTGATCTTGACGCCGGCGTCAATCCGAACTCGGCGGCGAAGAGTTTCATCTGCTGCATGGCCTCGCGCGCGATCTTCACTTCGGCGACGGCCCACGTCCCCTGTTTCGTCGTCTTCGTGAGCTTCGTCTTCTTCGCGAGCGCTTCCTCGGCCTTCTTCCAGCGCGAGTAGTTGATGCAATACGCGGCGAGCGCTGAGCCGTCGATCTTTGTGATGATGCCGAGCCGAAGCAACTCCGGCATGATCCGATCCCACTCGTCGCGCGCGTCCCGATCGAGAAACGACGGACGATCCGGCTCGCCGGCTTTCGGTTTCGGTTCGAGCTTATTGATCGGACGATGGCCGAGGTTCCCTTCGAGAACCTTCAACGTGCTGGGTTTCGGAGCCGGCCCTCGACGTCCCATCAGCAATTCCCATCCTCGTGGTGGACGCGCGCCGGATCGACCGCCACCGGCCCGTCGATCTTCGGCGGCGTCGCTTGCCAGCCTTTCGTCCGGCAACGCGGACACGGAGGAAGCGCCGACGCCGGCACAGGCGACCGCGCCTCGACTCCGCACCCTTGACAGAAAAGTGTGAGCATCGTCCTCGCCTAATGCTGCTGGCTCTCGTCCGCGCGCTCGTCCGTCTTCGCGCCGGCGTCGGCGTCGAGGACGACGTCAGGAGCGCCTCCGGAGCCGACAGCAGCGCCGAGATTTTCGTCGCCGGCTTGTCCGAGGTTCGGATCGACGGCTCCGCCGAGGCTCAGTTCCTCTTGCGTCTTCTCCACGATCGCGTCCGAGAGGACGTCGTCGTTCGCGTGCGAGGCAGCGAGCAGGTCATCGTTGACCGTCGCACGGACGGTAAAGGAGTCGAATCCGGTCTGGAACGAGGCACTCTCGATCGCTTGCCCCAATTCACGGAGCCGTCCGACGAACTCCAGCGCGGCTTTGTCGGCGTCGAACCGCTGGTTGTCGTTGTCGGCAGCGTTGTGATGGAACCCCTGCCCATCGATCACGATCCTGTATTTTCCCATTGCTGAGTCCTCCTTATTCGCTGACGTTGATCCGCCGGCTCGCGCGCCCTTACTGCTTCGTCGCGCAACTCCCGATGCACACGACGTCCCGCTCGACGATCGTCGTCGTGCAGGTCGAGTAGCCGCCGGAGTTCTTGTCGCACGTCCGCTCGGACGAGATACCGAGGAGCGGCTCCGTGACCGGATTCAGAAACGAACAACCTGCCAGCGCGACCGCAAAAGCCAGCACCAGATACATTTTCATCGTCTTCATCGTCTTCTCCTCCTCCGTTGTTTGGCCCGTTGATCCCCCCAGCAAAAACCTGCGGTCAAGCACGCAAGGGGAAAACACGCGGTCTCTGCAAGCGAGACAAACTTTTGACCCCCGTTAGGCGCGCATCTCGTTGAAAAAGAAAATCTTTTTGATTTGTCAACGCGATCGAGTCGCTCTCGTTTTTTTTTATTGTCTTCCGATTGCCGAAGCCGCCGTCGGCTTGCGCCGTCTTCCGCGAGTGGCAGGAATGGCAGGTGCCGCGTAGATTGGAGTCGTCGTCCGATCCGCCGGCGCTGCGAGGCACGATATGATCCACGTCAGTGGTTGCAGCCTCTCGGCACACGGTGCAGATCGGTTGCTCCGAGAGGATACGCGCACGCGTCCGCCGCCACCGCGCGCCGTACCCACGCCGGCTCGCGCTGAGGGTTCTCCGATCCGGTTGTCGTGCGGGAGTGCAAAGGCTACAGAATCGACCAGCGGTCAGCCGCCGGCAGGAGGGGTTGGAGCAAGGCTTCTTCGCCCGTCGCGCCATCGGGACAGGACTATAGACCGCAACCGGAGGACTTGTCCAGTGCGCTGGGGTTCTCTACAAGGTAGGGAGCCGCTGATCTCTACGCTTTCGTGTCGCAGACCTCACGATCCGTACCACTTCACGTACCGATAGGAGCGCCGATATATGGATCGCAGCGCGCTGGATAATCCTCGCTCGGTTGCGTCGTGGAGCAACGCCTCCTGCGACTCCTCGATGTTCGACCGGCACAACCGCGTCAACGCCGCGCGCGCATCGTCACGCTCCTTGACGAGTCATCGGAAGGCGTCATAGACCAGTTGCCCTGGACACCGCGTCGCGAGATAGACCTCGAAGGCGCGCACGTAGTCCGGCTCCTTGCGACTCAAGAGGCGCTTGATCTCAGAATAACTCTCACTCTTGTACGCCATCGCGCCTCCTTTACTTGACGACAACTCGACGGAAGTGGTGCAAGAAGACGACGCGCGCCGGATCGAGTCCCGTGGACGGATGGAGTTGCTTCCAGATCGACTCGAAGTCGTCGCGATCGCGGACGCCTTCGTGAGACCAGCCAGCGCCGTCGAAGTATTTCAGCACGTCGCCGAGTTTCAACGCCGAGACCGCCTCGATCCTGAACCGCGCACCGAAGGCGTCGAAGACGTCGCCCACCGATCCCATCTTCCGCGTCCGGCACGTGTAGTCCTTGAGTTGCGGCTCCGAGAGCAACGGATCGCGGAACCGGAACAAGAACGGGATATGCACGAGCTTCATCGGCTCCTCCTTGATCTCAGGCAATCTGTCGAGCGGGATGATGTACGGCTCCGCTTCCTTGAATCCGTCTCGCGTCTCGTTGACGATCGGCGTGCCGTTCTCGCGCTCATAAGAGAAGACCAGCGCCTCCATCTTCGACGCAGAGATATGGACGGCATAGATCGCCGTCGGATCGTAGCCGCGCGCGCGCAAGAACGCGCACAGCGCCGCCTCCTCGTCCTTCCGCATGCAGCCGACATGATAGAGTCCGATGAGTTTCACTGGGCCTCCTTCCTTCCGGTCTTGCTACAAACGCCGCGCCCATCGTCACAAATATCATGCCCTCCGTTCAGGCAATTATAGCATTGACCTCCGTTATACTTTGTGCAATCACACGACGTTGACGCCTTCTCGATCAACGGTCTCCACGGAGGCGTCTTGTACGGTTGCCGAGAGAACCGCTGCTGCTCGAAGAGCGAGAGCCGAAAGCACGGCTCGCAGAGATTCGGTTGCTTCATGGTGAAAAACATCATCGACAGCTCGATCGGCTTCGGGATCGACTTCAGGCACCGGTCGCAGATCGACGTCTCGCCGGCCTTGTCGCGCGTCTCGGTCTCTTCGTTGTCCTTCGCCATCGCGTCCTCCTAGACGAGCGCACGGATCGCCTTCGCGCCGCACTCAGGACAGTTGAGGATCAGGGAATCGAGGAGCGGCTCGAACGCCGGCACCTTCACCTCGACCACTTGCCGCCAGCGGTGCGCCTTCCCGCAGAGCAAGACCAGCGGGACGTCGATCCGGTTCGGCACGAGCGCCACGGCTCTAGCCTTCGATCGCCGTGACGTTGACCGCTTGCTCGCCCTTCGGCCCAGGCTCGATCTCGAACGTCACGCGCTGCCCCGTCGCGAGCTTCCGGAATCCGTTCATCACGATCCCGCTCCAATGCACGAAGACGTCCTTCCCGCCGTCCTCGCGGATGATGAAGCCGAACCCCTTCTGCTCGTTGAACCACTTGCACCGTCCTGCGATTTTCTCAGGCATTGTTCCTCCTTGTGAGATTGTCCGCCCGTCGTTATTGATCGTCCTTCGTCAACAAGATCGCGCCGAGATAGAGCGCGAGCAAGATCAAGAAAATCAGCGTGCCCCAAACCAGCCCGATCTTCCAGGGATCAAATATCCACGAGAGTGTCGACATGGAACTCCCCTGCGGCGTCCGCCGCCGCGCGCCAGTCGCCCTTGCAAAAGATCAAGACGTTCTGGTGTGTCTTCGCGAACTTTCGACCGGCACAGAAATGCCTTGTGACGCGCATGGACGCGGAGCCGACCGACGTCACGAGGATCGCTTCGTTGTAGAGCTTCAGGCCGGCGTCAGCGAACGCCTTGACGGTCTCCCCGACGAAGTTCCGATAGAAGCCGGACTCGTCTCTGAACTCGCCGACGATGAAGCACGCGAATCGGTTCGGCTTCAACGTCTCCGCCGAGAGTTCGATGATGCGACGGTAGGCCGTCAAGAACGCCGGCCACTTCATCGCCGACAAGTCGCGCGCGTCGTCCGAGTACGTTTCGAGATCGCCATACGGCGGACAAGAGAAGATGAAGTCCGCCTCCGGCGCGCCGAGCAAGAGGTCGCGAGAGTCGCCGCAGAGATAGACCGGCTTGTGGCTCGCGCACAACGCCTCGGCTTGCTTCCGATTCGCCTCGACTTGTTCGGCGCGCAGCTCGCAGCCCCAGTAGTGGCGACCGAGCGACGACGCGACGACGCCGCGCACGCTCCCGCCGGCGAACGGATCAACGACTTGCCCGTCCTTCGCGCAGAACCAGTGATACATCAGTTCACAGAGAACCGGATCGAAGATCGACGTGTTCTTCGCTTGCGCCTCGTCGCCATAGTAGTCCTCAGCCATGTTCTCCTGCGCGTAGGCTTGGAGCGGGATCACGTGAGAGAGACTCTTCTCGCGTCCGACCTCGGACTCGATCCCCATCGCGAGCCACGCGGCCTTGCGTTCTTGCCAGTCGCCGTCGCGCGCCGAGAGGATCGAGAACGGCGGCATCACGAAGAGCTTCGCGACTGGCGACTCAGTCCGTTGCGCCACGGGATTGCCGAAGAGGTCTTTCCCGAACGGAGAGAATTGTTCCTCGTTGCTCATGCGCCGCGCCCTCCTCTCCGTACGAGCATACCGAGGAGCGCCGCCGAGATATTCGAGACGACGAAGATCTGCGACTTCAGCTCGCGCGCCTTCTCCGTCCGTTTCTCTCCTCGGTTCGTCGCCGCCGGTTTATTGAGCGTCCACATGGACGAGAGATTCATCCGCTGGCGCTTGCAATAGAAGCACGACGTCGAGAAGCACGCGCGCTTCGCGTGCGCTGCGGCTCCGGACTTCTCGCCGATCATCCGCTTCGACGCCTCGCGGATGGCTTTTTTCTTTTCGCTTCGTTCGCTCATTGTTTATTCTCCTCTTGTGCGAGAGCTTCCCGCATGGCTTCGATGGTTCTCACGTCCGCTGCGTCGTCTCCGTGGATGGCCATGACTTCCGCGAAGAACTTTTCCGCAGCCTCCTTGAGCGTCTTTTTCTGTTCGCTCATGATTTAATCGCTCCTTTCCAGGATTTTTTCAGGAACAAGAAGAGCCACATACTGAAGATCGCTGCTGTTGAGATCGCGATCACGACCAACGCTTCGGCAATCAAGAAGGCGACGGCCCAGCGAATCAATTCCAGAGGACTATCTATTGTGACGTGCATGGATCGAGCCTCCTATCCCACGTGCGCGTGCCAGATTTTCCGTCCCTCGTCGAAGTCACAGACGGAGCAGCCTTCCTTGTCGACGGCCTCCTTGCATGGAGGACACCGTCGATTCTCCGGCGAGACGCTAGCGAACGATTCTCCGCACCGGAGGCAGATGCGTGTCTGTGCCAGCCTCGCCCTCCGTCGCGTGTGTGGGGTCATGGTATTATCCTT